CAGCAAAAAGAAAAGCACCATACTTCCTACGAAGTACAGTGCTTTTTTGGTGGAGCAATCAGGAGTCAAAACGAACATTTTGGCATCTGGCGAATTCCCTCCGTCTGGCGGATCTTCCCCGGTCTCCAGAGGAATCTCAACGCTGTTGTCCTTGCCCATAAAGGAAAAGACCAGCTTCAGACGGTTGTCATCGTAGATGTAGGCTGCGACAAGGAAGTCTTTGAAAAGCTCTGCCTGAACCTCCCTGTCGTGTATATCCTTGCTGCGAAGAACGTGGAGTTCGTCAATCAAATCTTCCCGATTGATTTTGACCACATCCCTCTTGGCTGCACTCAACTGGGCGGTCAGCTTTGAGTTTTCAGTCTCTAATTCAACCATCCGGCTGCGGGTGGCCTCTGTGATAATTCCCATCTCGATGGCTTTCAGCATGTTCGAGGTGGCCTTTTTGTTTTCGGCCAGCTGCTGCTCCAACGCCTCGATCTGGAGGTCATTGTCGTGCTTTTCCCAATACTGGACCGTCTGATCTGCCATCCACTCGATAACGTCATCGGTCAAGCAGTACATCTTGATGGCCTGTGCGATGGCGGGCTCGATAACATCCCGGCGGACATTCTTCTTGTTGCAGGCGTGTTCGGTGCGCCGCTTTTGGCAGGTGTAGTAGTAATGCAGCTCTCCGTTTCTACTGGTGCCGGATACGCCCGTCATGTAGCTGCCGCAATGTCCGCAGCGCAGCTTCCCGGTCAACAGGTAATCTTCCGCACCAACGCGGTGCCGGGTTCCAACCGGATTCTTTTTCATCCTCATGGCCTCCTGTACCCTGTACCACAATTCATCACTCACAATGCGAGGAATCCCATCCACAATGCGGACGTCGCCGTAAATGTAGATGCCCTTGTAACGCTCGTTCTGGCAGATGCTCTGGAAGCTGCCCTTATTCCACTCGGCTCCCTTGCTGGTCTTGATGCCCTTTGCGTTGAGGTCTCGCGCAATATCTACGAACAGATCCCCGGCGGCAACACGGGTGAAGATTTCCCGGACAACAGCCGCTGCGGGCTCGTCCAGCATGACCTTCCCGTCTGCACCGCGCTTGTACCCCAACGGCTGCCGGCCGTTCGCCATGCACTTGTTGGCGTTGTCGTACAGACCGCGGGTGATGTCCTCTGCCATGTTCTCACTGTAAAACTGGTTGACGTTCATCATGTTCCGCAGTGCAAAACGTCCGGCGGCAGTATCGTCAAAATCTTCCTCAGCGTAAAACACCTTTACGCCGTAATCGTCCAGCTTCGCCTCGTTGACCATGGCTTGCAGCATATTGCGCCCGATGCGGTTGGACTTCCACGCCACGACGGCCTGAAACTTCCCCTTTTCGGCATCCCGCATCATCTGCTGGAAACGAGGCCGGTTATCCGTCTTGCCGCTGATTGCCCTGTCCTCGTATGTACCGACAATGCGCAGCCCAAGCGCAGCTGCGTGCTTTGTACACTCTGCGATCTGCTGCTCGATGCTGACCTCTCGCTGGTTATGCGATGAGTACCGGGCATAGATGACGGCATCGAGGCCAGCAGCAATATTCTTTTTTCTGGCCATCAGCTTTCACCGTCCACTTCAACACGGTAGATGCCATCATTGTCCGCAAACAGAATTTGCTTTCCGTTCCACATTCCAACGGCTTCAAGTTCTGGCATGAGTTCATACCATTGCTGCTCTGAAATGATTGGAATATTCAAGGCATCGGCTCTGTCAATTTTCTTTTGCGCCGGGTCACTACACACAATCAAAAGACCTGTCTTTTTTGACACACTCGCGTCCGCAGTTAGGCCGTGCGCCGAAAAAATATCAAGAAAATCCGTTCTATTTCTCAGCATGACTGGATTCCCGGTCACACAAGCACTCTTGAATTCCTGCAAGCGCGATGCGATTTCTTTCAGATTCATAGAGAAACACCCATCAGCTTAACTTCACAGCGGTTCCAAGCAGCATGAAATTGTTGCCCTGCGTGGCAAATTTCAATCCGATAACGGCATCTGCGCCCAACTTGGCCGCCTTTTTCTCCAAATCATCCTGCGCCTGTTTCGTGAAATTGTCGATGGCATTACCCATCATCTTGTTTCCGCCCGGCAGGACGGTCAAAATAACGGATGCAACAATACCCAGATATTGAGACACATTTTTCCCTTGGATGCTATCAGTTGTAGTCAAAATCATAGTTGTTCCCCCTCGTTTCGGCATTTTTTCACAAACAGCTGAAAAAAGCTTCACGTTCTGATATAATTTAATCAATCTGCCGACAGTAATCTTCAAGAAAGGAGTACATAGCGATGGACGATGCTAATTTCAAAGCAGCCGTTCAAGAGTCCTTGGCCTTGTTGACTGTCGCAGAGAAAATCAAGCTGCTTCGGGCACTTAGGAATGAGCAAGAAACTGAATGTAGCTTAACGCCTGCTGCTTCTTCTCAGGAGTAAGACCTGAAACAACTTTCATAATTTCTGCATCGAGCTCGTCCTCAATTTCGGGGACGAGCTTTTTGCTTTCTTCATCATCGAGGACGAGCTCAACGGGCATATCATCAACCTTTACGAGCAGATCGGTCAGGGTCATCCCCATCCCGGCAGCAAGCTGCTTCAATTTTGGGAGGGTTGGAGTGACCGGGAGCTTTGTGCTTGGGTTCTGACCCTTTTCCAGCATTGAGATATATCCGTTGGACAGCCCGCAGGCTGCTGCAAACTGCCGCTGGGAAAGGCTGTGCTCACTCCGGTATTCCGTGATTAAATCTTTCAACGTCATGTTCAATCCCTCCGTTTTGTACAATCCATTATACAATTATAGTCGAGAGCGTGTCAATGGTTTTTGTGTAATTTCTTGAACAAAAATTGTGCAATTTACTTGACAAACGGAGAGGGATGTTGTACTATGTGTGTGCAACCGATTAAACAAAATCCGTTGTGAACCGAAGAGATGGGAGGTGAAAATATGGGCTTCAAAATCAAAGAGGTTCGCAAATCCTTAAAGATGAGCCAAGAAGAGCTTGCCGAAAAGAGTGGTGTCAGCCGTGGCACGATTGTCGCTTTGGAGGCTGGCACTGAGCGAGTTACCACTACCAAAACACTGGTTGCACTGGCCGCAGCCATGAACGTGAGCATCGACCAGATTTTTTTTGCCGATGATGTTTAATCGGTTAAACACACGGAGGACGACATGGACACCACAATTCACATCAACGTGGACGAAATACCGCCGGAGGTCGCAGAGCGAATCGGCTGCGTGTTTCTCGGATTCCACAAGCGTTTCCAGCAGAGCCCCGAACTCATGGCTGAGCTGGAAGCCTACCGAGCCACCAAAAAGGCATCTGAAAGGAAGTGTGCAGAATGACGAAGATCCTGATGACCGTGTACGGCATCACAGCAGAGCAGGCGGCAGCCCGGCTCCCGGCGGCGCAGTTCGTTTTGACTGCTGCCGTTGCAGCCGTGTTTGTCTGGCTGGACAGCAACGGTACGTTCGACGGCGTAGGCCGCTGGATGGGTCGGACGCTCCGGGAGGTGCTGGATGCTGTATCCGAGGACTGATGCGGAGGCTGGCTACCCTGACCCTCCTGTGTGCCCCATCTGCCACCAGCGGTGCGATACCATCTATCGCGCCGAGGATGGAACAATCGTAGGCTGCGACCGCTGCATAGAGGCCGCAGACGCATGGGAAGTCAACGAGTGCTTCCCGGAAAAGGAGTAACCCTATGAAATATGGAAGAAGTTTGCAGGAATTGGCGATTGAACTTGATCGGCAAGCCAAGGTCAAAAAGGACTACGTTGCCACGGCGGGTGCTATGCAGATGACCGCCGTCAACGAGAACTTTGACCTCGTGATTGGCAACACCCCATTCCAGCTGAATGAGAATGCTCACCGTCAGCTGGGATTGCAGCTGAAAATCCCGGCGCCCTACTACGAGCGGATGCGGGCAGAGAATCCCGGCTTGCTGATGGCAAACGTCAATGGCTGGTTCCAGCAGTCCCCGGACACCCGCCGCATGGTTCGCACCCTTGATGGCACCGCCCGCGCCATTCTCTCCGACCGTTACCGCCGCATCGACAATTACGAGGTCGCCCAGAAGGTCCTGCCGATTATCTCTGAAATGCAGGGCGCCCGCATTGAAAGCTGTGAACTGACCGATACCCGTATGTACATCAAGGTTGTCAATGAGCGCATCCAGACCGAGGTAGTGCCGGGGGACATTGTTCAGGCCGGCATCTTGATTTCTAATTCTGAGGTCGGCATGGGCAGCGTGTCCGTGAAGCCGCTGATTTACCGGCTTGTCTGCACCAATGGCATGGTGGCGGATGTGGGCGTTGGCAAACGCCACGTTGGCCGCATCAACGAAAGCGTGGATGGTGATTTCAGGATTTTCCGGGATGAGACCATCGAAGCTGAAGACCGGGCGTTTCTGATGAAGATTGAGGACACCGTCCGGGCAGCGGTCAATGAAGCCCGGTTCAATGCGCTGGTGCAGAAACTCCGGGATGCCAAGAAAGCGCCCATTCTCCCGGCGGCGGCTCCCAAGGTAGTTGAGCTTGCGGCCAAGGAGTTCGACATCCGCCAGAGCGAGAGCGAGGGCATTCTGGGACATCTTATTGTGGGCGGTGACCTTTCCCTCTATGGTCTGGCAAATGCTGTTACCCGGCATGCGCAGGATGTACAAAGCTATGATCGCAGCACTGAACTGGAGGCCACTGGCTACAAGATTATCACCATGCAGCCCGCGCTGTTGAAGCGTTGGAACGAGGAGGTGATTTTTTGAAAGTAAGAGGTAGAAAGCTGACCCGCCGCCAGAAGGAAGCCCTCTCTGCTGCCGGTTGGGACTGCACCGCATATCTCTGGGTTCGGGATATCCCGAACGGCATGGTGCTCCTGAATAAGGACACTGGGAAAACCATCATTTTTGGAAAGTAAAAGGAGGATGCCACATGGCACAGGAAACCGCATTGCAGGTTATCGAACTGCAGCAGTTGCCCATCATCGTTGAGCGGCTGCACAGCGTAAAAGCTGACATCGAGCAGCGCACGGCTGACGCGCTCTCGCTGGTCTGCACGGAGCAGACTTATAAGAGCGTCAAGGATGCTCGCGCACAGCTGACCAAGGAATTCAAGGAATACGAAGCCCAGCGCATTGCTGTCAAGGAAAAAATCCTTGAACCGTATACCGAGTTTGAAAAGGTTTATCGTGAGTGTGTGACGGTGCCGTTCCAGACCGCAGACGCAGAACTGAAGCGCAAAATCACGGACGTTACTTCCGGCATCGTGGCGCAGAAGACGGATGTTGTTCAGGAGTATTACAACGAGTTGGTGGCGGCCGCGGGTATTGACTGGATGGATGACTTGACCTACCGGCCGAAAGTTAACATGAGCGACAGCGTCACTGCTCTGAAAAAACAGGCAAAGGCGTTTGTGGATGGCATCGTGTCCGATGTCACTGCAATCGATGCTATGGAAAGTTCTGCGGAGGTCATGGTGGAATACCGGAAGAACCTCGACCTGCCCACAGCGATTAAAGCTGTGGATAACCGTCACAAGGCTCTCGAAGAGCAGCGGCGGCTGGAAGAAGAACGCCGTGTCAGGCAGGCAGAACGTGAAGCTGCGGCAGAAAAAGTTCGCGCCGCAGCTGCCGCAGCAGCCCAGACGCAGCCTGAACCGGCGCAGGAAATTTCAGTAGACCCGGAAATGCCCGTGCAGCCCGATGTCGAACCGACCTCGCAGCCCAAGCCGGAGCCCATTCTGATGACCCGCTTCTACGCAAAAGGCACTAAGGCGCAGCTTATCGGCCTGAAAAATTATCTTGAAAAGGAAGGTATTGAATATGGCAACGTATAACAACCAGCTGCAAGCGCAGCAGAAGCCTAAGTTCTCTGTGGCGATAACCACTAAGGGCTATCAGTCTTTGATTGCCAACACCCTGCGCGACCCTGCCCGCGTTCGCCGCTTTACGGCAAGCATCACCTCGGCAGTCGCGGTCAATCCGGCTTTGCAGGAGTGCGATGCCGGCACGATTCTGGCAGGTGCCCTGCTTGGCGAATCCCTCAACCTTAGCCCCTCTCCGCAGCTGGGCCAGTATTATCTGGTTCCCTTTAAGAACCGTAAGGCAAACAAGATCGATGCGCAGTTCGTCCTCGGATATAAGGGCTACCTCCAGCTGGCGTTGCGCAGCGGCCAGTATGCGGATCTCGATGTTACCGAGATTAAGCAGGGCGAGTATCTGGGCAAAGATTCGATGACCGGCAAGCCCAAGTTCCAGTTCATCGAGGACGATGATCTGCGAGATGCGCTGCCTACCGTTGGCTACATGACTTACTTTGAGTACGTGAACGGTTTCCGCAAGGTGCTGTACTGGTCCAAGGAAAAAATGATGAACCATGCGGATACCTACTCCAAAGCGTTCAGCCGGCAGAAGTACGAGGAACTGCTGGCTGGCAAAATCCCGGAGAGCGAAATGTGGAAGTATTCGTCCTTTTGGTATAAGTCGTTCGATGACATGGCAAAGAAAACCATGCTTCGACAGCTTATTTCTCGCTGGGGCGTTATGAGCATCGAAATGACCAAGGCTTTGGAAAGCGATAATGCCGTGGCAGCGGTAGCAGATAATGGCGAAATCCTTACTACGCAGGAGGTCGTGTCTGACGCACAGGAGCAGCCAGAACTTCATACTGGAAAGCCCGAAGTGGACGCGGGACAGGCCTTGCCGCACGGTGATATTTCGCAGGGCGAGCCCACTGCCGTCGAAGAGGTTGTTGACCTCAGCTCGTTATGATCGGCTACAGCATCATCGCAACAGGCAGCAAGGGAAACGCCGTAGTGATTGAGCATGAGATTCTGATTGACTGTGGCGTTCCGTTCAAGGCTTTGGCCGCAGAATGGAAAACTCTGAAGCTGGTTCTCTTGACCCACATCCACTGTGACCACTTCCAGCCGTCAACGCTTCGACTACTGGCATCCAATCGCCCAACACTGCGATTCGCCTGCTGCGACTGGTTGTGCAAACCGCTGGTGGATGCAGGGGTGCCAATTTCCCAGATTGATGTTTTGACACCGGGAACTATGTACGGTTACGGCATCTGCAATGTCATTCCGAACATGGTGAAACACAATGTTCCGAACTGCGGATGGAAGGTCTGGCTCCCCGCCGGAAAGCTGTTCTACTGCACCGACATGAACAATCTGAACGGTATAGCCGCTCCGAACTATGACCTCTACATGGTCGAAGCCAACTACGAGGACGAGGAGATTCAGGCAAAAATCGCCGAGAAAAAGCTGACTGGTGAGTATATCTACGAAAAACGTGTCTTGCGCGACCACATGAGCGTGGCAAAAATCAATGATTGGCTCTATGCCAACATGGGGTCAAACAGTGCGTACATCTATATGCACTGCCATCAGGACAAGGAGGATGCCACATGACCGGACGGCTGGTGGATATGTCTTTTACCCTTGGCGGAAAGCAGCGCGTCACGTTGGAGATCAATGGAGACTTCCGGGAGACGTGGGACAAGCTACATCTGGAACAGGTGCTGGATATTGAGATCAAGAAGCACAGGGAGAAGCGCAGCCTGTCGGCAAATGCTTACTTCCATGTGCTGGTCAATAAAATCGCTGCCGAAACAGGGGAGAGCGACGACGAGGTCAAGCGGCGGCTAGTGGTGGCCTATGGGGCACTTGCCCGCGACAAGGACGGCCATGTGATTGGCATCAAGCTCCCTGCGGCGGTGGATGCCACTGAGATTTACCAATACGTCCGCTACTACGAAACCCGGCAGGAGAACGGCAAAGACTTTGCCCGTTACTTCGTTTATAAGGACACCCATCGGATGGACACAAAAGAGTTTGCCCATTTGGTGGATGGAGCAATCACCGAAGCCAAGGAACTGGGCATCCAAACGGACACCCCGGAACAGCTAGCACGGTACAAGGAGGAATGGTCACGATGAAAAACCGAATCGTCATCTGCGACTACTGCGGAACGCCCGCAGACTTCGTAGACAGTTCGGTGGTTTACCACGGCCACAGCTTCGGCATGATTTACCTCTGCCCTCGCTGTGGCGCCTATGTCGGCGTACACAAGGGGTCTGACAAGCCCCTTGGCCGCTTGGCAAATTCGGAGTTGCGCAACTGGAAAAAGGCAGCTCATGCAGCATTTGACCCGCTCTGGAAATACGGTCCCTACCGTGGCCGCCGGAATGAGGCCTACCGCTGGCTGTCCGAGAAGATGGGCACCCCGATTGAATTTACGCATATTGGAATGTTCGATGTGGACCAGTGCCGCAAGGTGGTCCGCATCATGCGAGAAGAAAGGAACCAGTTATGGAAGATTTGAACGTCCAGACCATCGCTATCCCGGTTGAGGAGTACAAGGAACTGCTCCAGAAGCAGACCGAACTCAGCCTCATTTATCACAAGGGTGCAGGCGGCAGCGTTTACGACATTGGTAACTTTGTGCTGGGTTTGATGCTTGCAGTTCATCCGGAGCTGATTACCAAGCAGGAGGACACCGATGCTGAATAATTGCACATTTCAGGGCCGCTTCGCCGCTGATCCTGAAATGCGGACCACACAGAGCGGCCTGACAGTCGCCAGCTTTCGCATGGCCGTTGACCGGGACAATGTCGGTCAGGATGGCCGGCGGGCTACCGATTGGCTGAATTTCGTGGCATGGCGTAAAACGGCAGAGTTCGTTTGCCAGTATTTCCGCAAGGGCAGCACGGCTCTTGTGAAGTGCCAGTGCCAGACCCGCTCCTACGAAGACAAGAACGGTCAGAAGCGCACCGCCACCGAGTTTGTGGTCCAGAAGATTCACTTTTGCGGCCCCAAAACGGAGCAGCGAGTGGATGATGGCGGTGAGGCACCGCCGCCGGGCTGCCAGCAGCCGCCCCATCAGAATCAGCAGCCGCAGCAGATGGGCTTCAACACCCAGAGCCAGCGGCAGCAGTGGCAGAGCGCAGAAGCTGCTCCCGAAGCTGTACAGCCCGGATACTCGCAAGGCGATCCCGATGATTTCTCCGAAATCAACGACACGGATGACTTACCGTTCTAAGGAGGTCTGCTGATGGCGACTGGCAAACGATACTACTGGATAAAACTCAAGGATAGCTTCATGTCCTCAGACGAGATTGACTATCTTATGAGCCAGCCGGACGGTGCCAACTATGTTGTTCTCTATCAGATGCTCTGCCTCAAGACCATCAACACGGACGGTTGTCTGGTTTCCAAAATCGGCGAAATGCTCATTCCGTATGATGCCGAAAAAATTCAACGGGAATGCAAATGGTTCCCTCTGTCAACTGTCCGTTTGGCCTTGAGTGTCTATAAGCAAATCGGCCTGATTTTTGAAAACCCTGATGGAACGCTGTCGATTTCTGATTATCAGAACATGATTGGCAGCGAAACCGACTGGGCGGCAAAAAATCGCAAAATTCGTAGTAATGCTGCGAATAGGGAGCTACAGGCTGGACACGGCACTGGACACGCAACTGGACACAATGTGTCCACTGGTGGTGGAGAAAATGTCCCTACAGAGAAAGAGATAGATAAAGATATAGAGATAGAGAACAGAGAAAGAGTAAGAGTAAGAGATAACGGTAGTCCGGCTGTCGATGCCGGACTTGCGGAGATCATCGGCTCTTACGAGGAGAACATCGGCAGCTTCCCACCGGCTGCAAGGGACTCTCTGATGGGCTGGCGGGAGATTTTCGCGGATGACCTCATTCTGCTGGCCATCAAAAAAGCTGCTCTGTCCGGCGTTCGCAAGTGGAACTACATCAACGGCATTTTGAAGTCATGGAAAAACGATGGCGTGAAAACCCTTGGTGATGTGCAAGCCCGCGACCAGCGGCGTAAGCCCCCGGCGGGTCAGCAGCCAAAGCGTTCCGCTGCCGATGACTACGATGAAATTTTCGGAGAACTTTTAGGAGGCTCTATAACATGACTGATACGAAATTGCGTGAGCTGCTGGTGGTCATCGATGACCACTACGGCCGCGCCCGCAGCTTGGAGGAGCGCAGGGCTGACACGCAAATCTACATCCGGTCGTTCGGCGCCATCCCGGACGAGATTGTGGAAAAGGCACTGTATACGGCCTTTACACAGTGCAGATTCCAGAACCAGCTGATTGTGGACTGGTGCGCTGAAATCAAAAGGCTGCTGTCAGCCCAGCGGCCCTCGGCGAATGACCTTTGGACGCAGGCTGCGGCAGCTGCCCGGATAATCGAGGCAAATCTGTACTACCAGACCCACGGCGGATTCATTGCCCCCGATGGGCGCAAGCTGAAAGGCGAAGATTTCAAAAAGGAAAACGCGAAAATCTTCGCCGCCCTCCCGATGGTGGTACAGCGGTGGGCTGGCTCCCCGGCGGACCTGTCGGAGATTTTCAGCAGCCGCAGCAGCGCGGATCTGCGCCAGTTCGTCCGGCCGGGCTTCGACCGGGCTGTGCAGGATGCCCCGGTTGAGAGTTTGCAGCCCCCGGCTCTGCCCTGCGGCGCAGCCCCGGCACAGATTGGAGGTGGCACGGCATGAGGTCGAAAAGACCATTCCGCAGCCTGATCGTGTGCGTTTCGTGTGCGATGGTTGGCTGCATTCTCACAAGCACGGCCTACTCCCGGCGGGTGAACGATCTGGAAACCGAGCGGGATATCTACGCCAGCAAGTCATCCAACTGGGAGCGCATGGCCGGAGAACGTGATGAAACCATTGACCAGCTCCAAACCGAGGTAGACAAGCTGACCGCAGAACTGAACGCCCAGACCGATTTGACCCTTACATACGCCGGGGCGTTCAGCTGCACAGCCTATTGTTCCGAGGAATACGCCCACATCTGTGGCGAGGGGCACGGCATCACATCCAGCGGCGCAAAGGTGCAGCCGGGCGTGACCGTAGCTGCCGACACCAGCGTTCTGCCCTACGGCACGGTGATCTATGTCGAGGGTGTAGGTCTCCGGGTCGTTCAGGACACCGGGAGTGCTGTGGTAGGTAACAAGTTGGACGTGGTGGTGAACACCCATGCAGAGGCTCTAAGCTGGTCTGGCTGGGGTTCTCACCGGGTTTGGATTGTCACAGCAGGAGGTGACGCTGATGCGGACACCTAAACAGAAAACCTCCGCCCAGAAGCGGTATGAGCAACTCAAGTCCCGTGGCCTGTGCGTTGCCTGTGGAAAAGTGCCGGCACAGCCCGGCAAAACCAAATGCGTCCAGTGCGGCATCAACGCCAGCAAGTCGGCGCTGAGCTGGTATTACCGCAAGCACAAGGAGGTGCAGCATGGCACTGAATGAATATGGAGTCAAACTGGACAGCAACGGCTATGCACCCAGCATCCTCAACCAGCAGCCCACCTGCCTGATTTGCGGGCGATACCACACGGCCCGGCACGAGGTCTTTTATGGGCCCTACCGGGATAAGAGCAAGCGCTTGGGGCTGTGGGCGAATCTCTGCCCGTGGTGTCACCAGAACGGCCCGAACGCCATCCACCGCAACCATGACGAAGATCTCCGCTTGAAAAAGTGGGCACAGAAAAAGGCTATGGAGTATTACGGGTGGCCGGAAGCGCAGTTCATCAAAGAATTCGGGAGGTCGTACCTGTGATGCCCATCATCGCTATTGATCCCGGCAATGTGCAGTCTGGCTACTGCGTGATTGACCAGAAAACGCTCCGACCGCTGGAGTTCGGCAAAATCGACAACGAGGAACTGCTGAAAAAGCTGGAATCGGCTGCCGAGCATGGATGGCGGTGGGCGGTCATCGAAATGGTGGCCTCCTACGGAATGTCCGTTGGTCGGGACGTTTTCGACACTACGGTCTGGATCGGCCGCTTTTACCAAGTTCTTTCCGACCAATGCCCGGTGCGAATGCTGTGCCGCATCGAGGAGAAAAAGCACATTTGCCACGACAGCAGAGCCAACGATACCGCCATCCGGCGGGCGTTGATTGACCGATTTGCAGCCCATGACCTGAAAAACGGCAAGGGCACAAAGAAAAAGCCGGATTTCTTCTATGGGTTTAAGGCCGATGTGTGGGCAGCCTACGCACTTGGCCTGACCGCCATCGAGAACCGGGAGAACGACTACAAATTTTCGACTACTTAAAAGCTACTTGAAAGGAGCTTCATCATGGATAATTCTCTGTCTGAATCCGCACGTTTCGCAGTCTACCGTGAAAAACTCAAGGGCATCTGCGAGGCCAACAACCTGAGTTATGTGTTCATCAAGAACGCATACCCCATCAAGCTGGTTATCCGTCCGTTGGGCGGCGTTGGTGAACAGATGTCGATGCTGGAGGAGGCATCCGAGGACAACTACATCTCGCCGGGCGCATCCATCCTGTTTACCGTCAAGGACGGAAACCTGACCTACCGCATGAGCAAGACGTTCACGATCTCCGACACCCTGTTCAACAAAATCAAGAACATCTTCAAGAATATGCACTACCTCTGGCTCCAGTTCTTCTTCCGGGATCTGGTCGAAGGTGGCAAGCTGGCAGCCCTCGGCTACAAGATGCCGGACATCCCGGAATCCGGTGGGCAGCAGGATGCACCCCGGGAAAATGAGCCTGATTCTCAGAATCTCCCCGGGGAGGCCGAACCGCTGGAAGAAATCAAGGACGACGAGGAGGACGAGCCTACCTCGAACGAGCTGACGCAGGCCACCGAGATTGCCCGGCAGAACAACGGCATCACGCAGGCCATGTTGGAGGAAAAGATGGGCGTGACCGCAGAAAAGGCCATCGCCCTGCTGGATGACATGGAATCCGCTGGTGTGATCAAGTTCTCCAACGGTCACTATCTCCTCGCTGACACAGAGGAGGAATAATCAATGGCAAAGGCAGCAGTGACCCGCAGCATCCGGGATGACCACCAGAAGAACTTCCTCAAAATCTTTGAAGGACTGACGGGAAAGCATAACCGCTGGGAGATTTGGAGGGACTTCATCCACTTGACAGCCATCGAGATTTCAAACTCAACGGATAAGCTGAACGCCCCGGAGCGCACCAAGGACTATCAGACCATCATTTCCAAATACTCCGCAGCGGAGCGGAACGGCATGGCTGAAATGCTTGCCGAGGTGGTCATGGGCATGGAGCAAAATCCGGATCAGGATTTTCTGGGGTCGCTGTACATGATGTGTGAGTTGGGAAATGACCATGCCGGCCAGTTCTTCACTCCATACGATGTATGTCGCTGCATGGCAGAGATTACATTCGATGCCAAGATCGTGCCCGACATGGAGGGTTTCATCTCCGTGTCTGACCCGGCTTGCGGAGCGGGCGCAACACTGCTGGCCTTTTTGAATATCTGCAAGAGCAGAAATATTTGCTACCACAATAAAGTCCTTGTCGTTGCCCAAGACATTGACTTTATTGTGGGCCTGATGTGCTACATCCAGTGCAGCTTCATGGGCTGCGCTGGATATGTAGTCGTCGGTGACACTATCGCCGACCCGGCAACCGCTTACGATGACCGAGGACTTCTCCCGGCTGGACCACAGAATCGCATCTGGTATATGCCATTCTTCTCCACGGATGTGTGGTATATGCGGCGGCAGATAGCCAAGATGAATCTGCTGATGAAACCGAAAGAACAGCCTGCTAAAATCGAAAAGCCGGAAATTAAGCCCGAAAATTTGCAAGAATCTATCAAAAATGAGCCTAAAGCGCCCGAAAAAGCAGCTCTTAATGAAACCCGCACCGGGCAGCTCACGTTTTTTTGACCCGAATTCAGAAAGGAGTAAATACCATGGCAGACATTACTTATATCCCTATCCGGCAGCTGCATCCCCACCCGGACAACCCCCGCAAGGAGCTGGGAGACCTGTCCGAGCTTGCAGCCAGCATCAAGGAAAACGGCGTGTACCAGAACCTGACCGTCATTCCCGGCCACTACCTCAACAGCCGGGAGTATATCGCAAAGTGCGTTGACGAGGGCGGTGATGCCGCCGCAGCAGCGGCAGCGTGGACACCCAAGGCGTTGTGGTCCAGCGAGGACTACACCATCATCATCGGACACCGCCGGGCAGCGGCAGCGCAGCAGGCCGGCAAGTTCGAGTTGCCCTGCTCTGTGGTCGATATGACCGAGAAAGAGCAGCTGCAAACCATGATGGTGGAGAATATGCAGCGGTCTGATCTCACCGTCTACGAGCAGGCGCAGGGCTTCCAGATGATGTTGGACATGGGTGATACTGTGGAGCGTGTCGCAGACCGCTCCGGCTTCTCTCAGTCCACTATCCGGCGGCGCATCAAGCTGCTGGAACTGAATCACGACAATTTCAAAAAGGCCGAGCGGCGCGGCGCAACCCTTTCCGATTTTGTTGAACTTAACAAAATCGAGGATTTGGATGCCCGGAACCGGGTACTGGAAGCCCTCGGCACGGCTAATTTTAACCGTGAGATGCAGAACGCCTTGTCTGACCAGAAATACCAGCACAGAAAAAATGAATGGATTGAGCAGCTTCGCCAATTTGCCGTGGAAAATCCTGATGCCAATTACAGCACTCACATGCACGTTGCTGGGTATGGATATTGGAACACTAGCAAGGACGTTGAAGTGCCGGACGATGCTGATAGCGTAGCGTACTGCTACAAGGTCAGCCAAAACCAGATTGACCTCTACAAAGAGCGTGACTTGGAAAAAGAGAATGCGGAAACGGCCAAGCGAGAGGAAAAGCGGCAGCAGGAACAGTTCTACAAGGACCAACTTGCCGCCCTCACAAACTATATGTTTGAACTGCGCCGGGACTTTGTGACGCAGCTTTCCACGGCAGAGTGCAAAAAGCATCTGGGCGAAATTGTCCGCTTTGCTGCGGATGCGTTCGATTCAAGCTGCGATGGCGAGTTGACAATCAAGCTGCTGGGCATTGCTCCACCGGAAACGGACAGCGTTGACCTGCTTGATTATCTGGAAAGCGTTTCGGTGTTCAACGACCAGCCGGAAAAGGCACTGCTCTCCTTGGCCTATTCGGCCGCTGACGATGGCAGCAACGGATACTGGGGCTGGGTCTGGCAACCCGACTGCCAGAGCGGCGGGTACGGCTGGGAGGAAAATGGCAGTCTCGACGCTATTTACACTCTGCTGGTAGCTTTGGGCTATGAAATGTCTGACGAAGAAAAGGCGTTACAGAACGGAACCCATGCCATCTTTTCCACCAATGCCCCTAAAAAGGCAGATGTGCCCTGCGAACGTTGCAAGGCGGCACATCCCGGATGCGACAAGTGCTGCAAGACCTGTGATGACCACTGCAATGCATCCCAGCTGTGCAGAAAGGAGTATGGCGAATGACCGACCTTGTAAAGTGTGACCGCTGCGGCACACCGTTCAGCATCCAGACAGCCGGCATCCGCAGTACATGGAGCGGCGATTACATGGTGCAGTATTTCACCTGCCCCGGCTGTCACCATCGCTATCAGATTCTGACCACGGACACTGAACTGCGCCAGACCGTTGAACGGCACAAGAAAATTGCCGCAAAAATCCGTATGGGTCAGAGCAAGCATTTCCGGCCGGGAACGCTGAAAAAGTATCAGGCTGAAATGGAAAAGCTGGAGGCCGAGCAGAAAAAGCGGCGTGATGAACTGCTGGGCAAGGGCGACGAGATCCTTGCCCGGCTGGAAGAGGAGTAAACCATGGATGACCCGAAAGAATACGCCGACCGCCTCAAGTTTGAAATCATGGCGGCTGACTTCCTGACCACCGAAGACCGGGAAATGGTCTTTGCCCTCATCGAGAAAGTGCTGGGTGATGACAATGCCTGATCAGATCTTCATCAACATTGCGCTGCTGGCCGTGGGCGTGGCTATCGGTGCCCTGCTGGGCGAAACCAGCCGGCAGCAGCATGACCGCCAGTTGTTCCGGGAGTACATCAACTTTATGACTGAATCGGAGCACAACAATGAGCTGCTGTTCCGGGAAGTGATTCGGTTTCAGACCGAGAAAGGAGCCGACCATGAGAAAGAGTAATCGCCCGCCGGAGCCCGGCGCACGTGGGCTTCTGCGCCTGACCTGCCCCTGCTGCGGCAAGGAGTTCGGTACATATCTACACGTTCCGCAGATGTCCATAGGCTGCCGCTGCGGGGCTACGATCTCGCTTGAGAGGGGGCTTGCCCCCTATGAATTCGCCTGCGGCTGCTGCGGGATGGTGGCCAAGGGCAAGACAAACGCCATGGAGCAAGAAATCACCATTCCCTGCAAGTGCGGCAACCCTATCACGCTGCACTGGAACAAGGACACACGGAGGTACACAGAATGAACTGGGCAATTGTAATTCCTGCCGGCATCGGCATCGCGGTGCTGCCGTCCATCGCGCTTGTCGCAATCGATGTTTCCGGGCAGATCAGCCTGAAGGAAGAAGCCGACGAGGTGGAATTCTACTTCGCCAAGGAGTTTGCGCAGACAACGCCGTCTTCTCATATTCCACCGTATCAGGATGTTTCCAAGATGCTCTACAACCGGGAGCCATTCTGCACTGGCTGCTCCGAATATGGTCGCTGCATTCAGGCACGAATGCGGTACATTCATGGCCTCAAGCATAGCGAGTATCCGTGGATCTGCCTGAAGAAGGAGGAACTAAAATGACGTTGGAAGAAGCACTGCACTTTATCGACCCGGAAACCGACACGGACGCTCTGGCCGAGGCTGAGTATTATGGCGGATTCAATGGCAAGGAACAAGCTGCTCAAAAGCTGAAAGAAGCATCCCGCATGGTTGTTGACTTTATTCGCCGCGTATCGTGGCACGATGCCAAAACCCCGCCGCCTGTCCACGATGAAAGCTGGGAGAACGCGGGAGAGAAGCACTGCTGCATCATGAGCGAACTTGTGTGGGTCTGCTGCGAGAGCCGGAACACCATGAAGGGCTGGATTGAAAACGGCAAGTGGTACATTGAGGATGGCCGCCCAGCGGCAGATACGCCCTATGGTGCTGTGAAGTTCTGGGCTCCGCTGCTGGAGCCGCCGGAGGTGACAAAATGAGCAGCAAATCAGTCCTTCTCAGCATCCAACCGGAATGGTGCAAAAAGATTCTCGGCGGCGAAAAGACTGCGGAAATTCGCAAAAGCCGCCCCAATTTGGAAACACCGTTCAGGTGCTACATCTATTGCACAATGCCTGTCGGAAACGTCATCGGCGAGTTTACTTGTGACAGGATACGTTTTTACAGTGGCAAGTCATGGTTGGTCAAGGAAGACATCGAAAGTGTAACCGCTGGTAGCTGTCTGTCTTTGGAACAAGTCAAAGAATATGCCGGATGGAGAAAAACTTCGTCGTTTATGGATCGTAAGGATTTGTATGCATGGCATATCTCTGATTTGAAAATCTATGATAAGCCTCTGCCTTTGGGCAATTTCATCCCGAACTGTCGCTACCTTGAGGACGAAGCTGGATGCCGTGCGTACAGAGAACGCGGATGGAGCTGTCCTGACCGACGATACGACTACAACCCGGATGGGAGCGTAAATATGGCAATATGCCAACGGAGCGTGAAGCGAGCACCGCAAAGCTGGTGCTATGTGGAAGAGAAAGATATAGTGGACTTGCTGTACAGCAATAAGGAGGAAAACAATGTCTGATATAAGACCGATTGACGCAACTGCACTTCAAAATACAATTTCCGGGTGGCGCAAGAAAGAGATGGAAAACGACAACTCCATTACTGGTCCTGCGATTATTGATGCATTTGGCGATGTACTAGATGCAATCAGCGTTGCCCCTACCATCGACATTGATCCACGATGGGTGAGCGTCAAAGACCGCCTGCCGGAGCTTGAAGATGATGAGCCGTTTATCCGCTGCATTGTAAATGTCATTCGGTGGAGTGAGGGCTGGACAGGCCTTTGGAACCAGCCAGAGCCGACACTGAACGAGGAAGAGTTCGCCGCTGCTGCTACCTATAACCCGGAGCAGAAAATTTTCACAGTGTATGATGGCTTTGGCAGCTCGATGGTCATAAACGCTCTGCTTTCCCCTGATGACGGCGACGGTGAATCTGGATGCCGCGTCACCCACTGGATGGAGAATCCGGCCCCTGTTGGCTTTTGGAAAAAGGAGTCCAAAAATGATGTATAGAATTGAGATTTCCGAAGAATCCCTCCGAATCATCGGTCTGGCTGTGGAGGAATATATGCGGATCCGCATGGGCCAGTTTGAAACCCTTTCCGAAGACCTCGTTTATGAGGGAAAAGACCGCGGCAAGCTGTATGAGGACCAGTACAGGTTCGGCGTGTACAATGAGCGCAGCCGGAGCGTTGAGAAAATGTTCAATCTGGGCTACCAGATGGCATTTCCGCCGTTCGGCAACCGGGAGCGGCAGCACGATTCGTGGGGAACGTGCATTGACCTCGTCCACGCCATCGAGCATCAGCAGTGGCTTGATGCGCCAGAGGGCAAAAAAGAGGCACCCGGCACCACATATCGCTCCCACGGGCCTGTTCCGCTGGGCAGAGAGCCGTACCCGAAAATCGAGAAGGTGGAAGAATGAACTGCCTGTCTTGTGAGAACTACATACCACTCGACCCACCTATCCAGCGCACTGATTCCAACGGTCAGACCTATGAGGTGCCGGGATTGTGCAAAATTGGAGCGGACCACATAATTTCTGGGTTTCCTGTCTATCTTCCAACGGCAAAATGTGATAAAATAACAGAAGCACCGTTGCAAAACGGCAGCTGAATTATGACGGAGGTAGGCTGTGACATTACAGGAATTGTCCAAGTATTATGACATTCAGATGACCCTCGAAAAAGACCGTGAAGCCTTGGAGAATCTTCGGCAGAAAATCAATCCTGCCTCCCCACAGCTAACGGGTATGCCACATACGCCCGGTGTTCGGGACAAGGTGGCGGATCTGGCTGTGGAACTGGCTGACATGGATGAACGTGTCCGCTGGTTGGAGGAACAGGCAGCGGAAGAAAAGCCCAAGGTCGAGGCGTACTGCAAGAGCATCATGGATGCCCGGCTTTATCTGATCTTCCGGCTGCGGTTTGTCCGCTGCTACTCGTGGGCAGAAGTTGCTGGAGCACTCGGAAAGTGTTACACGGAAGCCGGGGTCAGCCGGATGGCCTACAACTACCTCGAATCACATTGACCGATAAGCCCTGCATTTGCGGGGCTTTTTATTTTTGCCCGAAAAACTCAAATTTAACCTCAAATTATCATAAAATACGGCCAAATATAGAAATGAGTTTTACATTTTGGCTGCCAAAAGTTAAATTCAAACTGAAAATATCAAAAGTCAATGCAGATTGTTTCACACGGTGATGGACGGTGTAGGACGGTTTCACACGGCGCGTAATGCCGTGCAATAAACAAGAACGACCAGCAACGAAGAAGAACGAAAGCCAACGAGCAGCAACGAGCAGCAACGCTTTGATATGGATTCAGATGACAACGGATGCTCCCGGTGATATGATTAGGATGCAAAATCCGAATCAAGCCAAGCGGTGCCTGCCAGAAATGGCGGGTGCCGCTATTTTTATACCTGAAAGGAGGATTCCGAGCCGCACGCTGCTCTCCTTTGCGTGTGGCATTACCGCAGCACCCCGAAAAGCTGAGGTGCTGCAAGCTGGACATTTCGCCGTGTCCAGCCGCAAAGAAGGAGATTTTTCCATGTATCAGAAAATCAAGGCGAAATTCAAGGCAAGTCCCACTATTTTCTACGCCTGCTCCATCGTTGCATCGTGGGCAGGAGTAGGCAGCTTGATGAACTTCCGCACCATTGCATTGCGATACGGAGCAGTTCCGGCAATCATCTGGGCAGTGTTCAATTCCCTGGCATGTATCACGTTCGGTTTGTTCACTGACCGTGTTCCGTCCATTCGGCGCATCATGCAGAGCAAGGTGATGTTCTACTTCATCGGTCTGCTGACGCTGTTTCAGACGTGGACTCAGATGAGCGGCATCTACGAGATCTTTGGCGATACACCCGTTGGAACCAAGGGCGGAATGATTATCGTGTACGTCACCTGTGTGGCGTTCCTGATTATGTTGCTCAAAGACGGCATGATTCGCAACGTGCTGTCCGATGGCTTTTCATGGGTGGTCGTTTATGGCCTGCTGGCCGTAGTAGTGGCTGCTGCTCTGGTGTACACTGGCGGCACGTTCGCCGTCATCGACCCCGGTGTAAACGCCGCTGGCATTAAGGCTGGCGTGTACAACGGCTTACTTCTGCTGCCCGGCCCATTTGCTTGTCCGTATTACTATTCGCTGTTTGAGTACAACGATAAAAATGCGGACGGCACCAAGCGCGGCAACATGAAAAAGGCCTTCGTGCTGGCGGGCGTGATGTTTGGCATCTACATGGTGCTGGCTGCGCTGCTCACGTGGGTGCGCTTCAGCCCGGTGCTGAACGTAATGAAAGCTATTTTGATTACGGTCATCGCCATTTCCTCGCTGTCTACCTATCTCTACTGCGAATATCTGGTTTTCGGCAAGAAGTTTGGCTTCGCACTGGATGTTCTCACCGTGTCCTCGTGGCAGATCCTGATTCCGCTTGGCGTTATGGGAATCTGGCAGCTGATGAGCACGATCCGCATCTACGTTGTCGTAGCCGCCGTCCTGTTCTCCATCGTTCTGGACCTCGTTTCTGACAGGAAGGAGGCCGCACGATGAACATCACGGTAAAGAAGCTGGCAGAGCTGCATAAGCCTGCCCACAACATCCGCCGGCACTCCGACAAGCAAATCACCGAGTACATCCGCAGCATTGAGATGTTCGGTCAGGTGAAGCCGCTGGTCGTTGCCGAGGATGGCGAAATCATTGCCGGCAACGGTCTGTACGAAGCCCTGCTCCGCATGGGTCGGGAAACCTGCGACTGTTATGTGATGGTCGGGCTGACCGATGTGCAGAAGAAAAAGCTGATGATGGCCGACAACAAGGTCTATGAACTCGGCTTTACCGATGTGGATGCCATCGAAGAACTGGTCAAGGAACTGGACGGCGATGTGGACGTTCCGGGCTGGGATGCTGACCTGCTGGAAATGCTGAACAGCACCACGGATGAAGCTGATGAAGTAATCAGTTCCTACGGCGATTTCCCGGAAAACGAGATCGCACCCATCAGCCGCCATCAGGCAGAGGAACACGTTCCGTATGCCGAAACACCGACCTACCCGGTGGCTCCCGCCCCGCAGCCTGCTCCTACCGTCTCCGCTGCCCCGCAGCAGCCCTCCACAGTGCTGGAGGTGTCTACACCTTCTGAACCGCAAACAGCTGCTCCAGAGGCGGACGGCGGCGTGGAGCAGCGCAGGTGCATCCGTTGCCCGAAGTGTGGTGAACTGATATGCCTGTGAAAGTAGTGGAAAGCAGCATGAACGTGCTGCAAGCGGCGAAAATCCGTATCCGCAATGTGTTCGCAAACGGCTGCAAAATCTATCTGTCGTTTTCCTCCGGCAAGGACAGCCTGTGCATGGCCAACCTCGTGTATGAGATGATTCTCTCCGGCGAACTCGACCCCAAGCAGCTGACGGTGACATTCATTGACGAAGAAGGGCTTTACCCCTCCATGGTCGATGCAGCGCACCGCTGGCGGCGCAACTTCCTGTCGGTCGGCGCGAAATTCCTGTGGTTTTGCTTGCCGTTCAAGCAGGTGTGCGTGATAGACCACCTTTCCGCGTCAGAATCGTGGATAACATGGGAGCCGGGCAAAGAAGATGTGTGGATGCGTACCCCGCCCGATTTTGCCATCAGGTACAGCCCATACCTGCACCACCCCGGAGAGATGAACTACCAGACGTTCTGCGAAAAGGCGTTCCGCGACGGCATTCAGCTGGTCGGCCTGCGCACGGCAGAAAGTCTGACCCGCTTTAAGTGCATCGCCAACACCAAGATGGAACGTATCACAAAAGGCGGCAAGTTCTATCCCATCTACGATTGGGCCGATTCCGATGTTTGGCTGTACATCAAAGAGCGAAACCTTGAATTCCCTGAAATCTATATGCGTTTGTACGAAGCTGGTGTGCATAAAAATGCACTCCGGCTTTGCGCTTTCTTTGGAGATACCAGCACACAAGGCCTACGGTGGGTTGCAGAAACCGACAACGACCTGTGGGAGCGTATCCAGCGGCGAGAGCCAAACGCCTACCTCGTTCTGCTTTACTGGGATTCCGAGATGTTCCGGCGCAGCACCCGCAAGCGGCGTGAGCTGGAAGCAGATACCGAACAGAAGGATTATAAAGCCCTCTGCAAAGACCTGCTGTTCCTCCACCCGGAGCGGTACACCATCGCCAAGGACACCTTATCCCACATCGACCACTGGCGAGGCCTGTTCATAAAGACCTATGGTATCGCTGAACAGAAGCACTACAAGACCATGTATGAGGGGCTGCTGTACGGAGATCCCAAGATGCGTATCCTGCGCATCCTCTGGACCACCATCTACAACGACCACAACGCCCGCATCAAGGAGGAGCAGAACCATGGAAAACATTGACGTATTCGCACCGCTGGCATCCCTCCAGTGGGTAGACCGCAACACCATCCACGCCAACGACTACAACCCCAACAAGGTCAGTGAGGAGAACCTGAAGCTGCTGGTGCAGTCCATCCTGACCAACGGCTGGACGCTGCCCATCGTGGTACGCCCGGACGGAACCATCATTGACGGCTTCCACCGCTGGACAGTATCAGGCCGTGAACCGCTGCTGTCACTGCTGGGCGGCAAGGTGCCTGTCGTAGTCGTAGACCATCACGGTGACGAGAGTGCCGACGTATACGGCACCATCACCCACAACCGCGCCCGCGGCACACACCTGCTCGACCCCATGAAAGCCATCGTGAAGAAGCTCATGGACGAGGGCAAGACCGTGGACGAGATCGGCAAGCAGCTGGGCATGAAGCCCGAAGAGATCTTCCGTCTGTCCGGCTTCACCAAAGACGAGTTCCTGAACATGATGACCAAAGACCATCCGACATACTCCAAGGCCAAGGTCATCCGCAGCATCTGAGAGAGGAGCGTATCAAAATGCCTGTCGTAGACATCTACGTTAATAAGCCTGTACCTGTGCAGGACATGGAGTTCACCTTCGTGTATGACCCTGCAATGGTTGACGCTGCGTTCCACCCGCCCGACAGCGGGCAGGAGAAGCCGTTCGGTGCTGAAAAGGTACTGTGACGGGGGTGCCCTACCATGAGCGGGCTCGTCGACCCCGAAATCGTGCTAGTTAGTAAGGGAAAAATCAGCCATTTCGTTACGCTTTGTATAACGAATTTCAAGGAATTTTCCAGATAGTTTTACCAGAAAAGGAGGTGGTTTCTGGATGCCTACAAAAGAAAGACTTGCTGACAGAAACGTGACCACCACCGAACTGGCTCTGATACTGGGAATCACAGGCCGCAGAGTGCAGCAGCTGACACAGGATGGTGTGCTTACCACCGTCAGCCGGGGAAAGTTCGTCTTGTCTGATGCCGTGCAAGCCTACATCGGCAGCATCTCCCGTGGCGGGCTGACCAAGGAAGAAGCGGAGGAGGCCAAGAAGATTGAGCGGGTCAAGGCCAAGGCGGAGGCAACGCTCAAGACCAGCAAGGCCAAAATCGCACAGGCAGAAGCCAAGGAATTGTCCGGGCAGATGCACCGCAGCGAGGATGTGGCAGCCATGACCGCCGAACTTATCTACACCATCCGGGGTGCGCTGATGGCGTTGCCCAGCCGGGTGGCCATCAATGCCGCTGCTCTGTCTGACCCTGCTGAGGTCGCAGAGTATATGCGCGGCGAGGTCAATCAGATTGCGGAGGAAATCGCTCTGTTCCGCTATGACCCGGCCAAGTATGAGGCTCGCGTTCGGGAACGCCGGTCGTGGACTGATAAACTGGGCGGTGACGAGGATGAGTGACAACGCCGCAGTAGACCGCCTGAATGCTCTGGTGTCGAAGCTGGTAGCAGCTATTCGCCCGCCGCCCAACGTGACGGTCAGCGAGTGGGCGGCACAAAACCGCGTCCTGTCCCCGGAAGCATCTGCCGAACAAGGCCGCTGGCGCAACAGCAGAACGCCCTATCTGGTGGAAATCATGGACGCATACTCTGACCCTCGCGTCCATCACATCGTTGTCGTTGCGTCCTCGCAGGTCGGCAAATCGGAGTTCGAGAACAACGTCATCGGCAGAACGATTGACGTTGACCCCGGATCTATCCTTTTTATCCATCCGGTTCAGACTGATGCCAAGGAGTACAGCAAGCTGCGTATCGCTCCCATGATACGAGACTGCCCTACCCTGCGGGCAAAGGTGGCAGAGAGCAAGAGCCGAGACAGCGGCAACACCATTCTGCAGAAGTCTTACCCCGGCGGCATCCTGACCATGTGCGGCTCCACCGAGGCGCACGCTCTAGCATCGAAACCCATCCGCTATGTGCTGGGCGATGAACGCGACCGCTGGGCTGCGAGTGCCGGCACTGAGGGCGACCCTTGGGAACTGGCAATGGCCAGACAGACTACGTTCTATAATTCGAAGGCGGTGGAGGTCAGTACCCCCACCATCAAGGGACACAGTGCCATCGCAAAGTCCTACGTCAAGGGAACGATGGAACGCTGGGTATCCCAGTGCCCGCACTGCAAGGGCTTCCACGAACTGCGCTGGGAAGATATTCGGTACGATTACGACACCATTGAGACCCACGGCGAGAAAACCTACAAGGTCAAGGACGTGTGGTATCTCTGCCCGGAGTGCGGCTGCATTTCGGACGAGGTGACCATGAAGCGGGCACCCGCTCACTGGCAGGCCGAAAATCCGGCAGCCTATGAGAACGGCATCCGCAGCTTCTGGCTGAACAGCTTTGTTTCGCAGTGGGCGGCATGGAAAGACACCGTGCTGAAATACCTGAATGCGCTGGGCGACACCAAGAAGATGCAGGTCGTCTACAACACCCGCCTTGGGCTGCTGTGGGAAGACCGTGGCGATGTGCAGGACGAGGATACCATGCTGGGCCGCAGGGAGGAATATCCCGCAGAACTGCCGGAGGGTGTTCTGGTGCTGACTGCTGGCGTTGACACGCAGGATGACCGCATGGAGTACGAGATCGTGGGCTTCGGCCACTTCGGGGAAACATGGGGCATCGAAAAGGGCATCGTCAGCGGCAGACCTGACAGCGATGAAGTCTGGCAGCAGCTGGACGAACTGGTGTTTGACCGCAAGCTGAAATTTGCTGATGGCGTGGAACTGCCTGTGTCCATCAAATTTGTGGACGAGGGCGGCCATTTCACCCAAGAAATACGCCAGCGGTGCCATGACCGCATAGGCAAAAAGGTTTTCTGCATCAAGGGTTTTCCCGGCTCTGATAGGCCGTTTACCAGCCCTCCGAAGCAGCAAAAAATCACGGTGCAAAACCGCTACATCGGGATGTGCTGGCAGTACCAGTTGGGCGTTGACTCCGGCAAGCAAATCATCATGGACGATTTGAAAGTGCAGGAGCCGGGTGCCCGGTACTGCCACTTCCCGCGCCGGGACGATTATGGCCTCGGCTATTTCAACGGACTGCTGTCTGAGCATTTGGTTTACAAGGATGGCCACCGCAATCCGTGGCAGTGGGAGAAAATCTCCGGCCATGAGCGCAACGAGCCGTTGGACTGTAGAAACTACGCTCTGGCGGCTTTCAAGGTGCTGCCGAAAGACCTCGATGCCATTGACCGCAGGCTGAAACAGCTGCGTGGCAAGGCGGTCGATACCCAGGCAGCGGTAAATATTCAACAACCCATCTCCCGCTCCCAGCCAACCGGCAGGAAGCGGGAGAATCTTTTAGATGACTGGTGAGGTGTGAGGTATGGATACCGTGACCATCAAAAAGCGACTGGAGTTCCACACGCAGCGGCTTGACAACCTGTATTTGGCCTACAACAAGCTGCTTTCCGGCGGCGTGAAAAGCTACCGTCTTGATGACCGGGAACTTACGCGCCTCGACCTCGGCAAATTGAGCGATGAAATCAAGGATGCCGAGGAAAAAGTCGATGAACTGACTGCGCTGCTGAACGGCCAGAGTGCCCGCAAGGCATTTGCCGTTATTCCGCGCGATTGGTGATTTTTTAGGGTGACGGCCCATCCGGGCTTTTGCCGCGGGCTGGCTGCTTTTTACTCCTTTCCCCAGCCCGCTTAGTTTGAAATTTACGGAGGCGATTACTTTTGAGCGTCAGATACCGCGTCACTGCTGTACCGCAAGCCAGCGGATACAGCGAAGCGGGCGCATCCTACAAGCGGCGCGCGCTGCGGGCATTCTTCCCCAACAGCAACTCGCCGAGCAGCGATATACACGACAACGCCGACACCCTGCGGCAGCGCAGCCGGATGCTCTACATGAGCGCACCGATTGCCACGAGTGCCATCAACACCAACCGCACAAAGGTGGTCGGCACTGGCCTGAACCTGAAAGCAACCATTGACCGGGATGTGCTGGGACTTTCCCCGGAAGCGGCCAAAGAATGGCAGACCAAGACCGAGGCTGAGTTCCGGCTGTGGGCGGAGAACCGCCGCAGCTGCGATGCCATGGGGCTGAACAACTTCTACGGCTTGCAGCAGCTGGCCTTGAAAAGCTGGCTCATGAGTGGTGATGTGTTCGCCGTGGTGAAAATCCGCAACCCGGACAAGCTGCATCCCTATGGCCTGCGGCTGCATCTTGTGGAGGCCGACCGAGTGTCCACCCCGGACAAGTGCGGCGGTCTGCTGGATGGTCTGGGCTACACCGAGGGCAAGAACCCCGGCAACGGAAACAAAATCTATGACGGCGTGGAAGTAGACAGCAGCGGTGCAATCGTGGCCTACTGGGTGCGAAACACCTACCCGCACGAATGGAAGAGTGATACGACCACATGGCAGCGGGTAGAGGCCGTCGGCGCAACTACCGGGCTACCCCAGATCCTGCACATCATGGAATCGGAACGCCCGGACCAGTACCGTGGTGTTCCACTCATTGCGCCCATCATCGAACCGCTGCTCCAGCTGCGCAGATACACCGAATCAGAGCTGATTGCAGCACTGGTCCAGAGCTACTTCACGGCGTGGATTGTCACCAACACGTCCAAGAGCGGCATTCCGTTCAGCGAAACTGGAAGCGGTGACCTTGGCGGTGTTCCTGTGGATAATCCACAGGCCAACAATGTCAGCCACAGTGATTCCGAATATGAGATGGGGCCCGGTCAGGTTTTTCACCTCGGCCAAGACGAGGATGTCAAGTTTGGAAATCCGAATCTCCCGACTGCTGGCTTTGATACGTTCGTTCGGACGATGTGCAAGCTGATGGGTGGAGCCATCGAGATGCCGTATGAACTGCTGCTGAAAGAGTTCAATGCCAGTTATTCGGCAAGCCGCGCTGCCCTGCTGGAAGCATGGGAGGCGTTCAAGATGCGCCGCACATGGCTGGTGGACAGCTTCTGCCAGCCCGCGTATGAGATCTGGCTGGCAGAGGCCGTAGCCCGTGGGCGAGTAATCGCTCCGGGCTTTTTTGATGACCCGCTGCTCCGCGCAGCGTGGTGCGGTGCCCGCTGGATTGGCCCTGTGCAGGGCAGTCTTGACCCCGCCAAGGAAGTCAATGCAGCCATTCTCCAGACGCACCACGCCTTTAAGACCCACGAACAGGTCACCCTTGAGATGGGCGGCGGCGACTGGACCGAAAACGCCGAACAGCTGGCTCGTGAAAATGAGCTGCTGAAAGCAGCTGGCAGTGAGGGCGCAATCGAAACCACCGCCAGCATTACGACACAGGGAGGTAAGCAAAATGCCCAAACCGAATAACGCACCGCAGGTGAACATCCAGCGGCCTTGTTACGCAATGGCCAGCACTGACGGCCAGACCGCCGACATTACCATGTACGGCGATATCGTGGAAAAACAGCCCATCGACAGATGGACAAATGAACCGATTCCCGGCCAGTACATCGTTGAGAGTGAGTTTCTGAACGACTTGGCACAGATTGAGGGGTGTTCACAAATCACCATCCGCATGGACAGTTTGGGCGGCGATGCAGGCGTTTCCATCCTGATTCACAATCGGCTCCGGGAGCTGGCGGCCAAAGGCACCAAGCTGGTCTGCATCGTGGACGGTGTGGCAATGAGTGGCGGCAGCCTTATCATGTGCGCCTGCGATACCGTCCGCGTAAATCCGTCCAGCCTCGTGATGATTCACAAATGCTGGAGTTTTGTTCTTGGCGCATACAACGCAGATGAACTGCGCAAGGCTGCCGATGCCAACGATGCGTGGGACAAGTCGCAGGTCAGCATCTATAAGCGCAAGACCGGCCTGTCTGAAACCGTGCTGCTGCACATGATGGCCGACACCACCTATATGACGGGCAAAGAGGCCGTAGAAAAGGGCTTTGCCAATGAGCTGCTGGATGATGCTGAACCCGTTGCAATCTCCGCAAGCGCAGACCGTCAGACCATCTATGCAAATGGTCACGCCCTGCGCCTGATGCCTGGCGTAAAGTTGCCCGACAACATTCCTATGGCTAAAGCGGCTGCACCTGCTGCCGCTGCTGCAAATACACCGGCGGCACCCGCCGCCCAGTCCAACGAAGGAGGACAATCCACTATGGCAAACAATGCAAATCCCACCCCTGCAACCCCCGCAGCGGAAAACCCGCAGGCCGCAGTTGATGCAGCCGTAAGCGCGGAGCGCAACCGTCTGGCCGAAATCGATTCGGTGGCAAGCCTGTTTGACCCCGCTCTGGTGCAGGAGGCCAAGTACGGCGAGACCGCTTGCGATGCTCGCGAGCTGGCATTCCGCGCCGCCAAGGCTGCTGCTGCGCAGGGTCACGAGTTCTTGAAGAACCTGGCAGCGGACAACGCCGCATCTGGTGCACAGAGTGTGGAAGCTGTTCCGGGCGCGTCTGCATCTGGCAGTCCGGAATCTCTGCCCGATGCAAAGGGCAATGTGCCCAAGACGCAGGCCGAGCGCATGGCTGCTGCCGACGCAGTCGTCGCCGAACTGTTCGACGATGACAAGAAGTGAGGAGGAACACTACTATGAGCGAACTGAGCAAATCTCTCGGCACCATGGAATTTGATGGTCTGATTGCCGACATCAACCCCAAGCTGGTTGTCAGTGGCGGCACCATCCGCAAGCTGTCCAAGTCCGATACCATCAAGCGCGGCACCGTTCTGGCTAAGTCCGGCGGCACTGCTGGCGATAACAAGCTGGTCGTGCTGGGCACCGCTGCTGCCAGTAATGAGGTGCTTACCGCTTGCTGCATCCTGTGTGATGACGTGGCCGTTGGCACCACTGACGATGTGATTGCCCCGGTGTACCTGATGGGCTGCTTCAACTCCAACAAGGTTACCGTGGCCGACAGTTACACCATGACCGAGGCCGACAAGGATGCCCTGCGCAACGGTGGCATCGTCTTCAAGGCCGCTGCACCCGCACTGTAAGGAGGATATAACAATGCCTGCTGAACTGAATTTCTTTGACACCTATACCCTGATGGCCGTGCAGAAGCGCATTGTGCCCAAGCAGACTTTTTTTCGTGACCGCTACTTTCCCACGGAGGAGGGCGACATCTTCAGCTCCAACAAGGTGCTGACCGAGTACATGGACGGCGACCGCAAGATAGCAGCCTTTGTGTCGCCTCGTGTCGGCGCAATTCCGATGGAGCGCATGGGCTACGAGGTCCACGAGTTTGAGCCTTCGTCCATCGGTGTGAGCCGTCCTCTGACCTCTGATGACCTGACGAAGCGTGGCTTCGGCGAGGCCATCTATGCCAACAGCACCCCTGCCCAGCGTGCAGCAAAACTGGTCCAGAACGATCTGGCTGACATGGATGGCCGTATCACCCGCACCGAGGAGTGGATGTGCGCACAGACCATGCTGGACAACGGATGCGTCATGCAGGAGATGCTCGACAACGTGACCAAGGGCGAGGCAAAGGTCGTGAATTTCTACAATCCCGGCCACGAGAACGACCACATCTACACTGCCGCCCACAAGTGGAACGAGGAAGGTGGCAATTTCTTTGGCGACGTTCCGGCTATGTGCCGGCTGCTGTCCAAGCGTGGTCTGCGCGCTGCCGACCTGCTGCTGGGTGCTGATGTTTATGACGCAGTGATGAATCTCGAAAAGGTTCAGCGTCTGCTGGATAAGAATTCCGGCATCATCATTGGCCAGATTGAGCAGCAGCTGAGCGCATACGACGGTGTTGTCTACGGTGGCACCCTCAACTTCCGCGGCTACAAGTTGAATCTGATTTCTGTTGATGAAACCTATGTGGATTCCACCGACAAGGAGCAGAGTTACTTCCCCAAGACCGATGCCGTGATTACGGCTCCCGGCTGCGGCCATCTGATGTATGGTGCTATCACTCAGATCAACTACGGCGACACCATCCAGTCCACCATTTCTGGCCGCCGTGTTCCGAAGTTCAGCATCGATCAGGAAAACGACACTCGCAAGACCGCCCTGAAGTCTCGTCCTCTGGCTGCACCCAAGAACTACATTCCGTGGATTCGCGCCAAGAACATGGTCGGCTAAGTCCGACCTGAAAGGAGTACACCGATGATTGTTGAAATTCTTTGCGGTGGCTACGGCTGCCCCACCAAGACTGGCGTTCACACTGTTGCGCATGGCGAGCGGTGCGAGGTCAGCGATGCCGAAGCGGCCCGCCTTATCGGGCTGGGTGTGGCGAAATGCGCGTTTTCTGCGCCCACTGCCCCGGAAACCGCCCCTGCGGACGTTCCGGCAACTGCGGAAGGTAACGACACCCCCGCAGCCGAAGCCTCGCAGAACGGCTCTGAGACGGCACACCTCGACCCCGACCAGCTGCACGACATGACTGTTGCCAGCCTGAAAAAGCTGGCCGCAGATATGGGCATCGACACCAAGCAGCTCAAGACAAAGGACGCACTCATTCAGGCTATCTGCGCCGAGGACGTTGTGCCCGGTGACGAGTGCACCGATGGTCCTGAACTGGCAGCTGCGATGCCCACGGCGTGAGTGCCTTTAAAGACGCTGTGCAGGAAGACCTGAACAGCGTCTTTCTGAATCTGGATGAGTTCGCCGAAACGCACACGGTCTACTATGATGGAGAGGAATACCCTGACGTTCCTCTGGTTCTGACAGGCCTCTCTGAAAAGGAACGTGTACGCCAGGCCATCAGCGACCATGCGCAGGGTCTGTACCGGGTCAGCCGGGTGCTGCACTGCGATATTGCAGCCCTCGGCGGAAAGCAGCCTGAGAAGGATTGCAAGCTGGGCATTGACGAGGATGGATTCGTCCGAAACTACTATGTGGCATCCTCTGTCTGCGAGATGGGGATGCTGCGGGTGGAACTGGAGGCGATTGACGAATGAGTGATGTGACAACGGACACCATGATGCACAGCGTAGCTGCTGGCATCGCCGTTGACATTGCAGAGGAAGGATTTGACCGGGTGTCTGCCCTCCTCGCCGGAATTCCCGGAGGCGCCAATCGTGCTGTAGGATCTGCGCTGGCTCGCGCCGCTGCCGCCGGAAAAACGGTGGCGAAACGGGCAGTCACGCAGGAGTATGCCATCAGCAGCAGCGAATTTTCCAACCGCACAAAGAATATCAACAACATCCAGCGGGGCAGCAATGGCGAGGTTTCTATCAACTTCGGCTACCGTGGCAGTGTCATCCCACTTAGAGTTTTCGATACCAAGGTGGACCGCAGCGGTCGCGTGGTAACTCGCGTGAAGAAGTCCGGCGCAAGACAGGCACTGGACCACGCTTTCGAGGCGAAGATGGGCTCTCACTATGGCATCTATGAGCGGCAAGGAGAAAAACGGTTCCCGGTCAAGGAACTGTTTGGCCCTGCCACCCCGCAGATGATGTACTCCAACGAGAATGTCATGGACTCCATCGAGGAGAAAATGGCATCCACTTACGAAGAGCGCATTGAGCATGAAATCACGCGAATTTTGAACGGATGGGGTGTCTGATATGACCAGTGTTGTTTTGCTTGAGCAGCTGAAAGCGTTTACCGAGAAAATCATGGCCGATATGATTCTCCCGGTGGCTATGCAGCAGGGCGATACCGAACAGGCCTACCGTGCCCCGGAAGTCTATCTGATGCGGTTGCCTGACAGCCGTTCAGCCAAGAAGAAAGCCCCGTACATCATCCATCGTGTCATTCCGCTGGAAACGGAGCAGCAGCCCGGCAGCGAGGAGCGCACGGTAGTTTCTGTGCGCTCTATCTTTTGCTGCTACAACCCGGATGAACAGGAGGGCGATCTCGCTCTCCTGAACATGATGGAGCGGTTTCGCGTGGAATTGCTCAAAGTCCGCAAGGTAGGCGGCACTGGCACTGATGGAAAGCACCGGTACCAGTTTACGCTCGTCCTGTCTCCCGGTCATAAGCTGGAAAGCGTTCCTTACGATGAGGAAACCAAGCCGTATTATGCCGGAGAGATGATTACCCACTGGAAGCTGCCGACCGTGCAGCAAACGGAGGATATTAAATTATGGCGGTAAAAAAGACCGCGGCGGAACAGCCCGCCGAAACCACCGTGAACGCCGAGCCTGCGCAGAGCAAGCCCGGCGTTTCCATTTACGTTGGTCCGTCCATTCTGGGCTATATCCAGAAAAATACGATTTACCCCTGCGCTGCTGCGGAGGCGGTGAATCGTGACGATGTGAAAATCGCCACCGAGAAATATCCCGGCGTGGCCGACTTCATCATCGATGTGGCCGAACTGAACACCACGCCTGAAAAGGCAAAAGCACGCGGCGAGGCCGTCCTTGCGTATGCCCGGATGCTCGCCAAATCCAAGTAAGGAGGATTACATACTATGGCAGATCATGGTATTAACGTCAGCCGCGCCGACACCGCCGTGGCGACCCCGAACGCCGCAACCTGCGGCATTCCCTTTGTCATCGGCACTGCACCGCTGTCCAAGGCAACTGGCACCGCTGCAACCGCTGGCACCCCTGTGCTGTGCACCAGCTACACCGAAGCGGAGGAACAGCTGGGCTATGACAACGACTGGGCAAAGTTCACCGTTTGCGAGGTGATGTACTATCACTTCAAGCTGTGTGCCTGCCAGCCGGTCATTTTCCTGCCGCTCGCAGAAAACGCCGAGGCCGAGGCTGTGGCAGCTGCCGTGGAGCAGGTCGAGGCTTGCCTGACGATGTTCGGCATTGTGCCTGACCTGATTATGGCACCCGGCTTCTCCAAGGAGGCTACCGTTGCTGCTGCGCTGGCTGCAAAGGCGGGCTCCATCAACGGTATGTTCTCTGGCAAGGCTCTGGTGGATATTTCCGCAAAGACCTATACTGCCGCAGTGCAGGCCAAGAACGCTGGCACTTACGACCAGAAGTCCATTCTGTGCTGGCCTAACGGCACTCTGGGCGATCTGAAGTTCCACGGCTCTACCATCATGGCGGGCTGCCTCGCGGAGACCGATACCAACAATGGCGGTATCCCTTACGAGAGCCCTTCCAACAAGACTGTCCACATCGACGGCCTGTGCGATGATGACGGTGCAGCCATCAACCTGACCTACAATCAGGCAAACGTGGTCGATGCCGCTGGCATCTGCACGTTCCTGAACTTCATGGGCAGCTGGACCGCTTGGGGCAACCACACTGGCTGCTACCCCAAGTCCACTGATGTGAAGGACTACTTCATCCCCATCAGCCGGATGTTCGACTATGTTTCCAATACGCTCATCAAGACTTTCTGGTCTAAGCTGGACAAGCCGATGAACCGCCGCCTGATCGACACCATTTTGGACAGTGCAAACATCTGGCTGAACGGTCTGGTCGGCGCAGGCTACCTGCTGGGTGCCCGCGTGGAGATGCTGGAAAGTGAGAACCCCCAGACCAGCCTGATGGCGGGCAAAATCAAGCTGCACATCTACATGACCCCGCCCTCTCCGGCGCAGGAAATCGACTTCGTACTGGAGTATGACGCTGACTATGTAACCAGCGCACTCCAGTCCTAAAGAGGAGGCATATTTATGGACCAGTCTGTTGTCAACTTCGCTGTCTATGAGGATAGCATCGAATACGAGGGCATGGCACAGGTTACTCTGCCTGATGTTACCATGCTGACCCAGACCGTTTCCGGCTCTGGAATCGGCGGCAACATTGAGGCTGTTATCATGGGTCATCTGGACGCCATGACCCTTGGCCTGAACTTCCGCACCACCACGCCACAGTCGGTCAAACTGGCAGAGATCCGCCGCCATCAGATTGACCTCCGTGTGGCAAACCAGTACGAGGACAACATCAACGGCACCATTGATGTTCATTCCGAAAAGCACGTCATGGTCGTCATCCCGAAGTCTACCAAGAGTGGCACTATCGCCCCGGCAACTCCCGCCAATGGGTCTGGCGAGTACGTTGTCCGCTATTGGGCAACTTATCTCGACGGCAAGAAGGTGCGTGAACTGGACCCCACCAACTTTATTTGCTACATCAACGGCACGGATTATCTGGCAGCTGTCCGCAAGGCACTGGGCAAGTAATCGGAGCCGATCGTTACGCCGGAGCTGCATTTTGCGGCTCCGGCCTATTTTTTAACTGCGAAAGGAGCAGCCGCTATGAACACCACCATCAGCGATAAGGAGTACGATGCAGCCATCGCCGCTGCAAATAAAGCCGCCGCCGACCCTTATGTGTACGTCCACAAGCTCATTCAGCCGCTTGAGTACGAGGGCAAGAAGTACGACACCCTGACGTTCGACTGGGGCAAGCTGACTGGCAATGACAGCATTGCCATCGAGAACGAGATGTCGGCTCTGCGCCAGCCCGTCATCGTGCCGAGTATGAGTGCGGGCTATCTGATTCGGATGGCCTGCCGTGCTTGCACGGAGCCCATCGGCGTGGATGTCATCAGTGCCATGAGCATCCGGGACTACAACAACATCCGCACCAAAGCAAGAAATTTTTTGATGCTGTCGGATGTGTAACTGATGATGGTGGAGAGTGGCTGCGGCGGCAAGCCCTTCTGATGGCGCAGGGCAACAATACCCCTGCACCATACTGGCTTGCAATGCCCCTGTATCAACTGCGGCAATGGATTGATACCAACAATGCCATTGTTGCCGAGCGCGAAAAGGCGAGAAAGGCGAAGTAGTGGCTCGAAAAGAATGGGAGTTGCTGTTCAACCTGTCCGCCAAACAGAACAGCAACTTCTCCAGCACCTTCAAGGCTGCACAGTCGGCTCTTGTGGAAACACAGAACAGAATCCAGCAGCTGAACAAGGTACAGTCCGACATAACTGCATACCAGAAGCAGCAACAGGCCGTTGACTCCACCAAGCAGCGGCTGGCCGTCTTGCAGCAGCAGTACGATAACATCCAGAAAGAGATTCAGGAGACCGAGGGCTATTCCTCTGCGCTGGAAAACAAGCTGATTTCCAAGCAGGCGCAGATCGACAAGACCACGACCTCCCTGCACACCTATGAGCAGCGGCTGGCTGCCACCGGGAACACCCTGCGGGAAGCTGGCGTGGACACCACGCAGCTGACGGCAGAAACCACTCGGCTGGAAACCGAGGTCGACAAGCTGAAAGATCAGCAGGTTGACCTCAAAAAGACCATGGACGAGGCCGGAGATGGCGCAAAGGGCTTCGGCGAGAAATCTGTCGAAGCCCTCGATGCCGTTGAATCTGTGCTTGCCACGGCCGGCATCGCAAAAGCCCTCAACGAAATCAAAGACGCATACATGGACTGCATCAACACCGCAGGTGATTTTGAAGCATCCATGAGCAACGTCGAAGCCCTGTCCGGCGCATCCGGCGATGGACTGGAAGCCCTGTCTGACAAGGCCAAGGAGATGGGTGCAACCACCAAGTTCACCGCCGGTGAATCTGCGGACGCTTTGTCTTACATGGCTCTGGCAGGCTGGAACACCCAGTCTATGCTGGAGGGCATCAGCCCGGTGCTGAATCTGGCTGCTGCCGCCAATATGGACTTGGCACAGGCGTCTGATATTGTCACAGACTATCTGACCGCCTTTGGCCTGAAAGCCTCCGACACCACTCACTTTGTCGATGTGATGGCCTACGCCATGGCTCACTCCAACACGGACGTGATCCAGCTGGGCGAGGCATACAAGGCGTGTGCATCCACCGCCACCTCACTCGGCTACTCTGTCGAGGAGACAACCGCAGTTCTGGCTACCATGGCCAATGCCGGTGTTAAGGGCGGCGAGGCTGGCACGGCCCTGAACGCCATCTTCACCCGCCTTGCCACCAACACAAAAAAGTGCGGTGACGAGCTGGCGACCTACGGCGTGAACATCTACGACGCCCAGGGCAATATGCAGTCCCTGTCCAGCATCCTTACCGGGATTGCCGGGGTCTGGGGCGACCTGACCGACCAAGAGCAAGCCAACCTTGCCAAGACCATCGCTGGCACAAACCAGTATTCTAAGCTGCAAACCATCATGGCCGGATGCAGCGAGGCCGCCGCCGAGGGCGGGCAGTCGTTCTCAGACTACACCGCAGCCCTGAACAACTGCGCCGGGTCTGCCGACAAGATGGCGGGCACCATGCTCGACAACATGAACGGCAGACTGGTGCTGATGCAGTCCGCCGCTGACGGCCTGAAAATCGCCATCGGCGAGGATTTGACCCCGACTTTGTCCAAGCTGTACGATGTCGGGGCTAAAGTTCTGGGCTGGATGCAGGGCTTCGTTGAGGAACATCCCGGTGTAGTCAAGGCGGTTGCGGCCGGAACTGTCGCTCTTGGAGGGTTCCTTGGCGTTATGACTGCCGCATCTGCGGCAATAAAAATTGGCAGCGCAGCTATGGGCCTGTTCTCTGCATCCCTTGGAGTGACGGCTCCTGTTCTTGCGGGCGTTGTCATTGCAGGAACGGCTCTCGCTGCCGTAATCGGTGGAATTTCCGGCGCAGCAGACGATGGTGTCCCGCATGTGCGAGAACTGACCAGTGCAGCCCGCGATATGGGCAGTAGCATGGACGAGGTCAGTGACACCTACCATTCCACGCTGTCCAACATGGAAGCCACTGCCAGTGTCGCGGACCAGTACATCAGCAAGTTGGAGGCCATCGAAGCTACCACAAACGGCAATACTGCCGGGAACGCTGAGTATCACGATACCCTTGCCCGTCTGTCTGCGCTGGTGCCCAGTCTGGCTGATGATATTGACCTTGAAACGGATTCCATCAAGGGCGGCACAGAAGCTCTGCGCCAGCACGCGAATGCTTACGCGGACGATGTAAAAGCGCAGGCTCGGCAAGAGTACCTGAACGGAATCTACGAGCAGTACAACGATGTGCTGGTCGAAAGTGCGGCGAATGAAGCGAAGCTGGCTGCTGCACAGGCAAAGGTCGAAAAAACCAATGCCGGCATGGACGCAACCTACAGCAAGTTGCTTTCCACGCTCGGCATGACGGACGAACAATTCAAGTCCACTTATGGCACAGTTCAGGATATTCCTTGGCGTTCCATGGGCGAGGATGTGCAGCGGCTGCGCACCGAGTACATGGGCTACTCGGAAGACCTCGCTACCGCCCGGCATGAAGTCGAAAACTACACCGAGGCCGTAGAGCAGGATCAGGAAGCTATCGATGCAGCTGAGGCCGAGTATCGGGAAGCCATCGATGCAGTCAATTCCCTGAACGCAGCGCAGGAGGACGCTGCCAGCAGCGCCAACAGCGTAGCCGAGCAGCAGCAGACCGTAACCGACGCTATCTCCAATGCCGAAACCGAGATTCAGGACATCATATCGGCCTACAATGACGCTTTCGATGCAGCGTACAAGAGCGTCAGCGGCCAGTATGACCTGTGGGATTCCGCTGAAAAGGTCGTGGCCACCTCTGCATCGAGCATCAACTCCGCACTGGAAAGCCAGATCACCTATTGGGACAACTACAACCAGAACCTCGAAAAACTGAATGAGAGAGCCGCCGACATTGACGGTCTGAACGAGGTTATTGCCAGCTTTGCCGATGGCAGCAAGGATTCTGTCAACGCCATTGCCGGCATGGCATCGGCCTCTGACGCCGACCTTGCGAAAATGGTGGAGAACTACCGTTCCCTGCAAGAAGCACAGGAAAGCACCAGCGATAGCCTTGCCGACCTCCAGACCGGGATGAGCAACGCTCTGGACGAAATCGCACAAGACCTTTCAGATTCCGTGTCTGACATGGATTTGAGTGACGAGGCAGTCAAGAGCGCACAGGCCACAATTCAGGGCTTTATCGACGGCGCGGAGAACATGACCCCGCTCGTCAAAGAAGCCTACGGTCGGGTGGCCTCGGCTGCCACCTCTGCCCTGTCCACCGCAAACTCCAACTATAATCTGCACCAGCGCAGGGGCAACATTCCGGGCTATGCAGTCGGTACGGAATCCGCTGCGCCGGGCTTTGCCATCGTCGGCGAGAAAGGCCCGGAGCTGGTTTATTTTGATGGCGGCGAAACCGTTCTGA